TAATTACCAATTCTAGTGTCAGATTCTGAAAGAACTTTGGCTCCAAAGAGCACTGGGAGTATGAGCAATAAGTAATACATTTTATTATTACATTAAACTTTGAAGCCATTTTTTAATAATTCGTTCGTTATAGTTTGACGAATATTTTCTAATTTCACAGTATGTGGAATTTCTATCAAAAATATGCCTAGTTTTCTACAAACACGTCTCTTCAGATTATCTCGTTCTTGTTGAGCCCTAAAATCACTTTCCCCGCCTCTGTGAAAATAAGGAACGTATTCGTAATGCTGTTTTCCATTATATTCACACGCTATTCCTAATTCTTTGTTATACATATCCAGTTCCATATTAGACCCGGTTCTGTTATTGAACAAAAATTTAGGACGACGTTTCTTAAATGGTTTATTGAATATAGTTTCTAAAACATATCGACACTCGGCTTCTCCTTTACTTTCGCCGGATGCTCTTATCCTTTGCCCAACTGGTTCTTTATTGGGAAAGTGGAAAGTCTTGTTCCAAGTCCCTTTGCCGCTTTTGTCAACAAAAAACAACCAATATAAGAACAAAAACAACAATGCTGCAATGACAATAGAAATATAGGTATGATCCTTAACGAAATTTATTATACTTCCTAACATTTAATATTTTTAAAGATAAATATAGTTTTTAAAATGAGTGAACGAATCAAAGGTTTTATATCCGAAGTTGGTAAAATTGAAGAAAGATTTGGAGAAAAGAATTCTTGCATTTTTAGAGAAAAATGAACAGGCTGGTGTTAAATATCGCGGCACAGCGGTTATCGCGAAAGATAGAGTTAGAAGAGGTCGTCGTAAAAAGAAAGACCAGGAAAAAGATAGTGCTGATATTCTAAAGAAATATGGAATTAGAAATTCAGATCAAGTAGCCAAAGAAATTTTGGAAGCAATTAAAGGCGAAGCCAAAGACGACAAGGTTCTGAAAATCACCAAGTATTAATTTTCTTATTAAGCAATTATGATTAATAAGAAATGTCTTATATTTTAGAAAACAATTTTATGCAAGAGGGGCATGCTAAACTCTTGGTGTATTATTTTACTACACAAATCGAGAAAGAAAAGACTCAAAATAGAGGTAACAGCGCTTTTGATAATCGTATAATCTATTATAGACGAATTTCGGATAAATTTGTTAAAGATTTATTGACAAATTATGTCTCGCAAATTCGGGATAGATTAATTAAACAATATAATATTCAGCATCCACTCTTTCCTGATTCTGTTCATATTGTCCGTTGGAATACAGGACAATCGCTAGGGGAGCACGCGGATGCCTTTTATATGGACGGTAGTCCTAATTACACTCCTTACAGAAAATATTCTAGTATTGTGTTTCTCAATCAAGAATTCGAAGGGGGCACTTTACAATTTACTAAAGGAACATGTGACATCATTTCACCAGAAATTGGAAAATTAGTAGCATTTACCGCGGGATTACAAGATACACATAAAGTCAATATTGTAACTAGCGGTACTCGCTATACATTGGCTTGCTGGTTTACCGACTCGGAGGCTCATGCGATTCATGAATTCAAAACAGATCTATCAGATCCGTTTGCAAAATTAAGTTTGTAATTATACTTTAGAGTTATAATTACACAATTACTTGGTCATTTTCAGGAAGTCATCTTCGGTGATAATTTTGACTCCATAATTCTCAGCTTTGGTGCGTTTTTTCCCACCACCTCCGAGATTCCCGATCACTAGATAAGATACTTTCTTAGTGAGAGTTCCTGGCGTTTCCCCACCGAGTTGTCTGACTAGATTTTGAGCTTCTTCACGTGTACCTGCTTCCATTTTTCCCGTAAACACGAAAGATTTCCCTGAAAGTATACCAGTGGGACTTGGCTGAGAAGTCTTAACGTAAACCTTGATTTGGGGATTGTCTTTCAGAAACTTTTTGAATTCAGGAAGAGCTCCTAAAAATCCATCCAGTGTATCTTGACCGACACCCTTCACTTTTTCCAATTTTTTAGGTGGATTTGTAAGAATATCTGGGTATTTATCAACAATCTTTTGGACAGTTCTTCCGCGTGCGTGTGGAAAAAGTTGTGTGGCACCCATCAAAAGAGCTAGATCTACCGGTTCTGAGAATTTCTCATCTATTGCCTCGCGGATGTTAGCAGCTTTTTTACTTTTCAAAGTATGTTTTTTACCCTTTTTCCGAGGAACTCGAGCATTTCTAGATACATCATCCCCCTCTTCTTCTTTTTTCCCGAGAGCCTTGGCGATATCCTGTTCAGATGCTTGTAGAATCGACGTAATAGTCGTCATTCCATGATTATAAAGAGCTTCGATTGTTTTCTTAGCAATTCCCTTAATATTCATTCCTCGTTTTTGACGCCCACCGGAGAAAAACAAATCTAGTTTTTGAATTCTAGCATTGTCTAATTCTACCGTCGCGAATATATCCATTGGACTTCTCCTATTTTGTCCATCACCCCATACAAATGGTATTTCAGCATGTCCTTTGTATTGATATTTGGGATTTGGTTTCCCAACCTTGTCTGGTAGATCGGGAACCTTATTTTTTCTTTTATCTTTCAAGATTTGTCCAATGTAAGGAATAACATCTCCTGTTCTGATAATCAATAGTTTGGAGCCTGGGCCGATTTTATTTTGCTTAATGAATTTAGCATTAAATCCTGTTGCCCGACGATAAACACCACCTACGATGGATCCATCTTCCATTAATCTACCTATTTTAACTGGTTTATATATCACCACAGGTTTTAGAGCATTTGTGGTGCTAGAAGTCCATTCTACCCCGACTACATCTACTACCGCCGTTTGCATATTTACCTTATATGCGAAAGCTGATTTCAATACATCAGTTTTGCTGACAGGTCTAACTTTACTATCGTCAAACACCACCAAACCATCTATTTCGTAAGGGCTCTTTCTACGGAATTCTTTCAAAATCTCAAATAATTTGGGCTCTGTAAGCTGAGTTTTGGGTAGTTGTGTTGTCTCAACCGTCACAAATCCCATTTCTCTCAAAGCAATGATTTGTTCATATCTAGTTTTATCACGAGGTACCAATAGCTCGTAAGCAACAAAATCAATATCGCTGGTATCAACACCTGTGTGTTTTTTCTTGGTAACAAAACCACCAACAATATTACGTGGATTGGCATAAACAGATGAATATTTTTTCTTCCATACAGAATTTCTCATCACCAATTCACCTCTAACCACGATTTTTTTGCCTTTGGGAAACTCTAAATTATCACCACTCGGAATAAAACTTAGTTTATCGAGATATCTAGAAAGATCTTTGCCAGTACTCCCAGTTCCTCTTGAGTAGATTGTACGTTTAATCTTATTCTTGACTTTTTCATATATCAACAAACATGAAATTCCATCCGCCTTGCCTTCGATAGTAAACGGTCCAGAGTGTTCACTTTTCCAAGCGGTGAATTTTCTTTTGTAAACTGGCTTGCTCCAAGCTGATGTGCCTTTTTTGGGATCCAACATAGCAGCTACAAATTTAAGTATAGTTCCCATGTGATAGGGAAGTTTTACATCTTTTCTGGTATCAATACTAGTATTTTTAGCACCAACACCCTTAGTTTCGTGATAAGTTTTATCTTTGCCAAACTTTTCGTCGTAAATATCAACTAGTTGTTCGTATATATCATCTGGTATACCTCCTTCGAAAGAAGGCTCGTAATACATCTTATCGAAGCATTTCAACATATCTGTGAGAGCTTTTTTGTCATCATTATTTGCATATTCTTGAGCTTTAGTAACGAGTTCATCCAATAACTTTTGGTCCATTTTCTATTCATTTCAAAATAATAGAAAAAATCATTTTTTGTGATTACTTCACGTATTCAATTACTGGAACAAAGAGTTCGCGTATTCAATCACTGGAACAAAGAGAGTTGATATCCCGTCATTAATAATTATTAATATTGGTTGCGTTGGTGATAAAATCTTAAAATCTTCCACACGAATAGTTTTCTGGATAATTATATTTTCCGGATCTTCTCCGTCTTCTATTGTAAATTTATCCAACCACTTGTTTATTTTAACCTCCACCATTGAGTCCGTGGCGTCAAATGTTCTAGATATACAGATCTTATTATTGGTCAAAATCTTATTTCTCCACATATAGTCTCGATCTTGATTCATAATAATATGCGTGTATATAATTTTAGAATCAACCACGTGAAAAGAATTATCAGGAGTTGTGATTATTTCACCAGGTCTTTTGTGGAAATCTTCTTTAGTTTCAAAGTAATCAGGAATGCTCTGATCCTTATAGTACCCCATAATTTTTTCTAGATCATACTTCATTAAGAGTTTAGCTTGTAGTTTTAATCTGAATAATATCGTATCAATCTCTCCATCGGGAGTAATTGTTGGCGTATTTAAGTATAATTTTCCATTTCTGTATAAACTTCTAGGGGGTGGTAGAATTTCTGAAAATTCAACTATGTTCTCCCAAAAATCTACAGAGATGTGTTTTTCAATGAAACTGTCTAATAAAGAATCGTAAATACAATCTATCAATGTATTTTGGTCCATTTCGTGTTCGTGTTCATCTAGTTTTTCTTGTAAAACTGTTCTTGAAAAGTTAATATTATTAAGATATTTTGACACCGCAAAATTAAAATAACCTTTTACACATTTTGCGATTTTGCGATTTTGAACATATTTATGTAACAGAGATTTCTCAGCATTCCATGATATAATTTTAAATGTAAAAGAAGTGTCTTTTACCACACCAGAGTACTCCGAAAAGTTATAGTTTTCATCCTGTGAGATTATAACTAAATCATTTGAGTTTAATACATCATTCATTTCAGTTATAGATACATTATATTCTATATCTTCGACTATGGGAATTGGTAGTGGTGGTAAGTTTGAAGTTATAATAACAACACCGTCTTTAATTAATTTAATACCATGACCAGAATCGTTCATAACTTGAGACCACCCATTGTCTATAAATGTAGAAGGAACGTTTTGTGGTAAAACTAAATTATCACCCGAAAAAATTTTAATGTTAAACAACCAAGCTCTCAATAAATACTCTCCCATTTCCCGGGTTATGGAACCCTCTACCAATTCGCAGTGAGGTGTTTTTAAAAATTTTTCCGCATCGGCGCCAAAATGTTCATAAATCAAGACTGTTTTATCATAAACACTATCAGTTGTGAGGTACATCTCATTATAATACGGTAACACGAACTCAGCATTATTAGATTCTACTGATCGTTGTAATAAAATTATATTCATACCAAAAACGTATTCAGCGAGAGCATGAAACTCGCGTGGATCGATATAATCATCGTTATTGGGTTCCAATTTAGCAAGTATTTCCTCATTTGAAATATTAGTCATAGATTGTTTACAAAGAGCTATCGCTTTGGCCTCGCCCAATTTCTTTACTTCTTCTAAAAAACTTTTTCTAACAGCAAATGAACTCTCTCTGGATATATTCATATCATTTTTGAGACAATGTAATATATGTAAAAAACTAGCACTAGAATCTCGAGTAACCCCTTTGCGTTTCCAATCACTCGGTGAGTCAAAATTAAGACTTATCAAATTGAGTAATCTATTAATATTTTGTGGTAACTTACCCCTCCTACCAATTGTAGCTCTTTTTTGTGTATTTAAATCTTCGTTTCTTTTGAGACGATCGATAAAAAATTTACTAGAATTTCTACCTCCTAAAATATCAATCAAATCACCGAGTCCTATTGTTAAAGGGTCATACTCTGAATTCTTTTGGGTAAAGAGATCTCGTTCGGCTTTGATGATATCGATGTCTGAAAATATTGTAACTATTGTATCACCACTTTTATTTGATATTAAAATAGCACCTAATGGTTCTCTGGGTACATTCATTATTTGCGCTATCTGTGCTTCTGTGAGTTTGATAGTTGGTGCAGCCAGAAATTTTTCGTTTATTGGATCGAATCCTATGACTGTCAATTTGTCTTTAGCAAAACTAAGAATTTTATCTAAAGATTTAGTGTTGAAATTTTCCATAGCTATTTCTAAACGAGTACCGTTATTTAAATCCAGGTTCTCTAGGTTACCATAATACTTATTATACAATGCTCCCGCTTGAGTTCTTCTATCATCAGCGCCACAACAAGGTAGAAAAGGATATTTCTTTTGATTGCTCAAAGAATTGGAAATCAGATAAAAATTATCGTATATTTTCTTTCCTTTCGTAATTTTAGGACATGTTAAAAACTCTCCACTATTTTTAGGAAATTCTTCAACGTGGTACCCAAGAGCTCGCAAGGAGTCCACCGAACCAGAATCTACCACCCACGGTATTACAGGTTGACATTTTCTACTGTAATTTTCCGCCCACCATTTAGTTGTCGAAATATTAGGACTACATTTTTTAGTAACAGGATTGCAAATCGTTTTACCACAGTCTTTGTTACTACTACAGTTTGTTTTATTGGTTTTAATTTTAGGCAATTTTGGGTACTTACGAATGTATTTTTTGAAAAGATCCGCTGTCTTATTTTTTTCTTTTTCATACAATGTTAATGCTATACCAAATAATCTAGCAAAAGCATAAATAGAATAAATTGTTTTAGCTCCTTTGATACTAACACTCAAGAAAGGAATACCATCACTTCTTTTATTACCCGAGTTTTGTGTAAAGGTGGCCTTGATAGTCTCATCGTGTACTTTAGCTAAAATTCTAAAAGATCCTTTGTATTTGTTTTTTTCCCTATGTATAATAGCTAATTTTTTATCTTCCATTGGTAAAATTAAGTGACACAGTACAGGATGATGTCGAAGAATATAAAAGAATATGTTACTATCAAGCGCTATATTCGGATATCTAAAATCAACATTTACAGCTCCTGGGTAAGTTCTTTTAATTTCATAAGTGTCACCAAATAGTTTTTGAACTATTTTTTCTGAAAAAGCTCTAGAAAAATCGTTCTCGGGGTTTAGTTCTGTTCTTATTTTAATCTTATCGTTTACTACTTCTATCTTAATATTCGAGAAACTGGTGACGTAAGTTTTCCAAACTTCTATCTCTTTTAACATTATTTCCAAATTAGGCTCATATGGAATATGGTTAATGGTTAAAAAATTTTTAATAACATCCATTGTCTGATCAAGCCAGTTCAATGGTTTTACAATCAATTCTACCTCCCCCCAAGTTCTCTCTGATTTGAAAGTTATTTCTCTCTTAGGTTTTATTACAGGTAATTGTGTTAGACAAAGCATACAATTAAAATTATTCATACTTTCGGGTAGGTAAGAGTTTCCAGAAATTTGTTTTACGTTTCCCATGCAATAAACATAAGGAAGTTTAGGAGATACTTCAATAATATCAAAAACCTGGAGAGGATCTAGTTTTTTATCATCTCTGTTATCCAAGAAGATGTCTAATTCAAGACTAGTTATATTAAAATTATCTGCTTCGGTTGGTACTATGTTGAATAATTTTTTCTTGGCGTCATTCCACCCATCATTGACTAACTCGAGGGGGATTTTATCTCTGAAATATTGTCTGTCTTCGGTCGAATAAATTATACCCGCTGTTTTCAAAGATGCCCAATCATCTCGAAAATTAGCTTTTCTACTCCATGCGCCAAGTATAGTATCTTTGGACAGTTGTGGAAAATATTCTTTGACTTCTAAATAAGTTTTAGCATTGATCGCCAAAGTATCAACTACGTCTTGGAGAAATAAAATCTTGTAAGACTGCCCGGTAGAACATTTTTTATCTAGTTTGATTTCTTCCACCACGTAAAAACGATTGAATTTGGACTTGGGTATATTTTTATTGTTCAATCCTAGTAATTCAACAGGATTGTATATATTTACCCAATGATTTTGTGTACAAATATCTCTTCGTGGGACTGATTCCATTTGTCTATTGTAATATTTTTCTTAGATATTTCATTCGTTGAAATGAAATATTAAATAACACACAATTACATCTCGTGATGCTCCAACTCGCCATTGATTATTTGTTCGCGTTGTATTTGAGACAAGTTTTTTAATTTCAGATTCCCTATATATTTAGCACGACCCTTATTGGAAGATATTATTTCTCCTGCAATCTCATCTATTTTATCTAATTTGTCCTGAGAACCAAATTCTTTTAATAAACATCTTAAAAGTTTAGTCACAATAACTTTCGCCTTTTCTTCGGTATCTTTTTTGATATTTTTCTCATCTATGGGAAACATACAAGATTTTTCTTGGGAGACTGTTGGTTTCAATTGTACCGTGTTCACATAATAGCCATACATAATTCTAATATAATCCCACAACAAGCTATTAATATTCTTAGATCTTTCGCGGTGTTTACTTGAAATATCTCTAACAACGTGTTGTAATTGACTAGTAATTTTAAATGGTGCCCCTTCACCCGAGCCGCAATTTACTTTGTAAAGAACTAAAAAACCCCTGGCAAGTTTAATAGCTAAATCTAAATCGCCAAATTTTTGGATTAACGTTTGTAATAATCTACCAAACAAATTAAGCCTGTTTGTAAATTCGTAAACCAATATTTTTGCGTCTTCATCATCTGGTTCTAAAATATCACTTGTTTGTTCACGCAAAGCGTCTCGTAGTTCCATAAGAGAATGTCCGGCGAGATTCAAGCCATTTCTACGCGATCCTATACCTAAAACAGGATCTTCTAAATCCCCATGATAAAGAACACCACTACCCGTTCTTGTGAGTAATTCTTTCATCGTTTTGGAATCAAATTTAATAGAGTGAGCTTTATCGAGTGCTTTTTTGGCTATATCAAATGTGTTTTTATCCATCATTCGTATCAACTTGGTATAAGCGTCGTTCCAAGGCACGAAAGGATTTTCTTGATATTTGTTAGAATCTAGCAATCTCATCATGAGTTCATGTTTTAGAAGAGCTTTAGAAACAGGTAGATCTCCTAAATCTTGATCGACATCCTCATTTGGGCCTAATACGAGATTGGAACTTTTCCTACGTTTTTTAAGATTTTCTTCGATATCTACTGCAATTTTATCCAAACCCTTAGACTCCAAACCAATCTTAAATTCGTTAAATGGAATTTCATTTATGTCTTCAAACATTCTCAGAGAAACCAATAAATCTTTCCAGTTTTCTTTTAATAACATTTGATAACTTTCTTTTCTCGGAATTTTAAACTCACGTGTAAACCACAAGTAACAAACGGCGTGTAATACAGTTGGGAATTTGAAATAATCTATCGTACATATTATACGAGCTGTTGGTGATAATTCAAATGGTTGATATTGACCGGGAACGCTGGAAAAAATAATATCCCCGCTCATTTTCATATTATGTTTTTCTTCGGTAGATATTGAAGAAAATATTCCGGCTACCTCTCCGTCATCCCCACTGCCACCTCGCGGGTCCAAACCTAACAAGGAAGAAATATGAACGTCGCGAATATCTAACAATTCTTCCTTTGGATCTTCTAAAATTTCATCGGTAGGATCTACTTCCATTTTGGATGTCGATTTTATAAACTTCCATTTTTCAGCGTCAATAACATCAGCTTCGCGTACACGGCTTACTAACTTACCCAATCTTACATCTCTATCTAACACATATTGTACATATTCGCTCATATCATAGTCTTGTTCTCCATCTTTAGTTTTTACGGTTATTTGTTTCTCGCAATCATCACATTCGTCTAAAACAAGATCGTCTAATGCATTATCACCGTTATTATAAACCGTATCAATTACTGATACTAATGCTTCTAGTTCTTGACGCGGTAATTCGCTTAATTCCTTGGTAATTATCGCTTCAATTTCGGATGTTCTAACTCTTTTTTGCGTGTCAGATAGATACATGAACTCCACGACTGCGCGTAATATATTCATCTTTTCCTCCTCTACTTGAATATTATACAAATTACCGAGATGTTCTTTCCTCGAGAAATTAGCGAGATTTCCGGGATTCATCTCCTCGTAATCAAATATTTTTTTGACACCGTTTATATCATTTTGCATGATAAAATCTATAGAACTGGAGGTCAATTCTGGGAAATCGATTTTAACTTTACTAAAACTTTGAACTTCCACATCTTCGAGATTTATTTCTCGCAAAAGGTCCTTGATGTTTGCTAACGTCAATTTTTTACAATCCATCTTGTTGCAATCCGGGAATACCAGATAACTTCTATTTGGAGTATGAATTTTGTATGCATCATTTAATCTTTGTATGATTTCATCCACACTTAATCCTATAAATTCTTTCACGTCTCTCTGTCTAAGCAAGTCTTGTATTTTTCCGTGAGCTAAAAGGAAGCGCTTCTTAGTATTCAATGCTTTTTCAAGAACTTTTTCGTCCAAATGTTCTTTCTTTTTGAAAACAAGTTCTTTGCGTAAATCCATTAATACTCTGCCTACATTGTTAGGACCTCTGGGAACGTGATTAACTACAGTGACCCCTAATAATGGTTTTTTAGCGCTAAATGGGTCAATGTAAATAATACGATTAAAATTTATCTTACCAGTCTTGAAATACTCTTCCAGATTCGGTAAACTTTCCATCAACAAAGTTCTATATTCATCATTTTGTACAACATTTTCATATACTACCGTTAGATATTCTTTGAACTTGGCAAGACGGCATTGATACATCATGGTTAAAAATTCTTCTTTTAAGGAATGTTCAAATTTTTTCCTTTCACTCTTTGGTAGATTTTTCCAAGTTTGTTTTAATTCTAATTTTGAAAAATACTCGATCTGTTTTTGTTGTTTTAACTTTTCTTGAAATTCTTGTATTTCTTTTTCTATTAATAGTTTTTCCGCTTCCAACTCATTCAACTTGTCTTCAAGTATGTCACTGACTTGTTGTCTAATTTCAGAATTTGTTATATCAAACTCTTCATCTTCATCTATTTTGGATAAAATACCGGCTTTCACACTTTTACCCGGTTTACCTTTGGAACCCGTTTTAATTATTCCCGCGAAAGGGAGGTTATTAAAAAACTGAATGAATGCCTCTCTTCCGGTTATTTCTTTTACCACGTTACCTTCTTTATCTAATACCTTTCGGTTCTTTTCTTCCAGACTAGATTCTAGTGATTTCTTCATAGTTATAAACATTGGAGAAGAGCTAGAGTCAATAGAGTCCCAATTTTGTAGTAATTGAATCAAAGTATCTAATCCTGAAATACTATCGTCTATGGTTTTAACAAATAATTTTAAACTATCTATCATAGTTTTTATTTGTAGTTCACTTTTCTGGAGGCGAAGAGGCTTGTAATATTTCTTGTTATCGTGGTCATATTTAAAAGTTTTTAAGTAGTTAGGAAACCCAGTTTTCCAATTTTTAACTATTGCCTTGTAAACGTCAAAACATAACAATTGAGACCACACATAGCTTATAACATTAGACCATCTTTCGTCGTCTATATACATGGGTTGGTACCAGGTCAAACTCAAAGGACCAAAATCTGGGATTTTTGCTTTGGATATATCTATTCCTTCCATTTCTTGTATCACAGAAAACTATTAAATTAATTTTAAGAAACAATAGTCATAGAAAATGAGCTCTGGATTATTTTACCTAAATGAAACTGATTTTACAGTTAAAGAAACACAAAAAGGGAAAACTTTGGCAGTTGGAATAGAGGGATATTCACTAGTATTATTCTATTCTACTAAATGTCAACATTGTCAAAGTTTAATTCCAATTTTCAAAAAACTCCCTAATTCGGTGGGAGGTTGCACATTCGCCATGGTAAATGTGAGTCAAAATAGAGGAATTGTTACTAAGTCTTCAACTACTAAGTCGCCTATTAAATACGTCCCCCTGATGATTTTACATGTAAATGGTGAACCTTTTATGAGATACGACGGTCCACATGAAATGGAAGAAATCAAAAGATTCGTGATAGAAATCGCCAAGAAAATGTCTAAAAACAAGAAACCCCAAAGTAATGTTGCTAGAACCAAAGCTGCAAATTCAGTTGAGATTCCCGGGTACACTATTGGAAAACCTAAAAATTCCGGTAAACGTGATGCTGTGTGTTATCTAGGTTTTGATTCTGCTTATGCTTCAAAGTGATTTTTATAATTTACAAATTATAAAAAAATGACTACTAGATTCCCTTTGTATGATTCTCTTATCAATGTAGTTTCTGTTGACGAGGAACCACCGAATGCTGAAATTCAATTAGAAATTTCCCAAAAAATTAAAAAGTTCGACAAAAATGCACAAGAATTGGTCTATGCTCTCATCAAAGCCTATCAGATTAAAAATCCTTGTACAAATCAGCATACTATACCGTTTGAAGGTAAACAACTCAAATCTGGGTTAAAATTCGACATGTCTAAGTTACCGGAACATTTACAGAAGATCATATCTAAATTTGTAGAATTACACGAAAATAGATAGGGTAACATCACCTTGTAAATTCATTTAACATAAAATGAATTTAAAAAGTAGTTATTGAAATGGAAAATGTCTCACAAATCACCGAATCAACGAAAATACGAGAAAACTGACCATTTAGGACATATTAGAAAGCGTCCCGACACCTATGTGGGTTCTGTTAAACCTCAAGAATTACCACACCATTGTGTTGCAGATCTAACGGCTGATAAACCAACACTTATAACACGGGACATTGTTTATATTCCTGCTATGTTAAGAATATTTGTAGAAATCGTTTCAAACGCTATAGATAATATATACAGAAGCGTTGAAGATGATCGAAACTGGAGAAACTTCTGTATGGAATGATGGATCTTGGATTCCACTGGACGAACATGAATCTGGATCTACTATTCCCAAGATGATTTTTGGAGAATTGTTGACTTCTGATAACTACGATGACACGAGGAAACGCCAAGGTTCCGGAAGAAATGGTTACGGTGCAAAGTTAACAAATGTATTCTCCACAGAATTTAAGATCGAAATAGGGGTTCCAAGCGAAGATGGTGAAGGAATACAGGTGTATCGTCAAACGTGGACAGATGGTATGCGAACATGTAAAAAAGCCATCATTACGAAACGTAAAACTGGCAATCCGTATACAATGGTTACTTGGACGCCAGACTTTGCTTTTTTCAAAATTGCTAATTATTCATCTGATCTACTAAGTTTGTATTATAGATATATCTACGACACTTCCATGATTTCTGGATGTAGTGGTGTATCTGTTATGCTTAACAAAAAGAAAGTGCCTATTACAAATTTGAAAGATTACTCCAAACTTTTTTGTGATAGCGACGAAATACTTCAAATCAAGACCGATGATTGCGTCGTAGTGTTAGTTCCAGACACTAGTTACAACTTTGTCGCATTCACAAATGGTGTCCACAACTTAGACGGTGGAGTTCATGTGGATGTTTGGGCAAATGCTATCTTCAAACCTATGTTAGCGAAATTTAACAAAAAGAATAAGCCTTCAGTCAATATTAGAGATATTAAGCAGTTTTTCAGAATTTTGATTAAAGCTGATTTGCCCAACCCAGAGTTTAGCAGTCAGTCTAAGACGTGTCTCACAGCTCCTACACCTAAACCTAAAGTTACTAAGAAACACATAACAGCTCTTATGAAATGGAAATTCGCTGATAAAGTTCAAGATATTATTAAGGGAAAGGAATTGTTGACTTTGAAAAAAGTGGAAAAGAAAAAGAAAACATTCCAAAAAATTCCTGGATATGATCCAGCTAACTTTGCTGGTACTAAGAAATCAAAAGATTGTATTTGTATCTTTACGGAAGGACTTTCAGCGAAGACTTACGGAGCTCGTGGGATCGAGAAAGGTTTCGTTGGGAATACTCGTTTGCCCCAAGTCAAAGGTAGAGATTATTTTGGATTGTTTCCTCTTCGTGGTAAACTCCTTAATGTTAGAAATGCAAGTACGCAAAGTATTGCCAAGAACAATGAAATCAAAAATGCAATCAATGCTCTTAATCTACGGATAGGTGTAGATTATACCATTGAAAAGAATTTTGCTACATTGAACTATGGTAAAATAGCAATCCTATGCGATGCAGATGTCGATGGAATTCATATCAAAGGGTTGTTGTTAAATATGTTTCACACTCTGTTTCCAACTCTGTTGCAACGAGAAGATCCTTACATCATTTCAATGGAAACACCAATTGTCAAAGTGTTAGATGGAAATAGAACTCGGGTATTTTATGACGAGAGAAAATTCAAAGAGTTTATTAAACAAGACGATAACGCAAAACTTCGTAGAAAATACTACAAGGGATTGGGTACTTCTTCAAACGATGAAGTCAAGAAAACGTTTGGTCAACGTGTGATCAGATACGAAAAAGACGAAGATGCTGACGATCATATGAATATGGTGTTTAGTTCTTCTGAATCAGATGCTCGTAAAAATTGGCTTAGACGATATGATCCAACTGCGTGTTTAGCAAAAAGTTCGAATGCCAAGGTTCAAGATATGTCTATCACTGACTTTATCAATCAACAGATGATCATGTTTTCTATCGACGATTGTGGTAGAAGTCTTCCACATCTGCTTGATGGTTTTAAGGAGTCGCATCGAAAAATTATGTATTCTGTTTTCAAAAGAAAGCTTTCATATGGAGGAAAATCTTTGAAAGTTGCTCAATTAGCTGGTTACACAGCTGAACATTCCGCTTACCATCACGGGGAACATTGTCTATTTGATACAATTCAAAATCTAGCAGCTGATATTGTAGGAAAGACTAATAT